GGCGTGTTGCTCATCGCTTTGAAGGTAAAACTCGCAGGCATTTTGCTCTTGAGACAGACATACAGCCGGATCAGGAGCCAGATATCGGGACTAAACCTGTGCGGAGCTGTTATGTCGGAACCAACGACCCGCAGGTGATTATGCATCTGATACGTCAGGCAGAAACACTGGAGTCGGGAGGGTTGTTCCGTCGTGCAGCTACGGTATGGATGGAGGCATTCCGGGAGAGTCATATCCCGTCGGAACGTAGCGCCTTTCTGGCGCGCCGTGAACGGTGTTTGCGGAAGAGCAGAAAGTCTGTTGCATCAGGTAGTGAGTGGTATCTGTCAGGGAATTATGTGGGGTCTTAATGAGCAATAAATATTGCCAGGCGCTGGCAGAACTGCGCAGCAAATCAGCACACGAACTGAAAGAAGTCGGCGATCAGTGGCGGACACCAGACCTGCTTTTTTGGGGCATTAATGCGATGTTCGGTCCCCTAACGCTGGATCTCTTTGCTGACGACGATAACGCTAAGTGCCCTGTGTGGTACACCGCCGATGATAACGCGTTGGTACAAGATTGGGCGGAAATGCTGGAATCAATCGGCGGTGCCGCATTCGGTAATCCACCCTATAGCCGCTCTCAGTACCACGAGAAGCAGGCGATCACCGGCATGACCCACATCATGGATCACACAATGGAGATGCGTGAAAAGGGCGGTCGCTATGTGTTCCTCGTTAAAGCGGCAACAAGTGAAACGTGGTGGCCGGAAGACGCCGATCACATCATGTTTATCCGCGGTCGTATTGGCTTCGATCTCCCCGTGTGGTTTGTCCCTGCCGACGATAAGCAGAAGACCACTGGTGCATTCTTTGCTGGCGCCATTGCAATCTTCGATAAGTCATGGCGCGGCGAGCGTTTCAGCTACATCAGCCGTACCGAACTGGAGGAAAAGGGGAAGGCGTTCATGTCACTGGTCGAATTTGCCGCGGGTAAGGTTCAGCCACCAGCCACTACGGCGCCAGAGCAAGAAGAACCCATTATAGCGCCAGCAGTATTACCTTATGTGGATTCGCGTATCTGGCCGCTTGAGGTTGGTCTGGTGTTCAACCAGGTTGAGGGGGCGGATTCTCTGGACGCATCGCAGCAGAACAAGCTGAAAGCGAACATTAACCAGCTGTGGCTGGAGCGTATGCCAACCAGCGAAATCATTACTACTGCTGGTGGACTGGTCAGCAGCATGCGGCGGGAGGTTGCATGAGGCTGGTACTCCCATTCCCTCCGAGCGTGAACACTTACTGGCGCGCCCCTAACAAGGGGCCGCTGGCCGGTCGTCACCTCATTAGCGCTGTTGGTCGTAAATACCAGAGCGCTGCCTGCGTGGCGATCATTGAGCAATTACGACGTCTCCCGAAGCCATCGACTGAACTAGCAGCGGTAGAAATCATCCTGTATCCGCCAGATAAGCGGATCAGGGATTTGGACAATTACAACAAAGCGCTGTTCGACGCACTGACTCACGCAGGAGTCTGGGAGGACGACAGCCAGGTAAAGAGAATGCTGGTGGAGTGGGGACCAGTTTTCCCGAAGGGGAAGGTAGAAATCACGATCACGAAATTTGAAACAGGGGCGGGTGCAGCCGNTGTTGCATCAGGTAGTGAGTGGTATCTGTCAGGGAATTATGTGGGGTCTTAATGAGCAATAAATATTGCCAGGCGCTGGCAGAACTGCGCAGCAAATCAGCACACGAACTGAAAGAAGTCGGCGATCAGTGGCGGACACCAGACCTGCTTTTTTGGGGCATTAATGCGATGTTCGGTCCCCTAACGCTGGATCTCTTTGCTGACGACGATAACGCTAAGTGCCCTGTGTGGTACACCGCCGATGATAACGCGCTGGTACAAGATTGGGCTGAAATGCTGGAGTCAATCGGCGGGGCCGCATTCGGTAATCCACCCTATAGCCGCTCTCAGTACCACGAGAAGCAGGCGATCCCGGCATGACCCACATCATGGATCACACAATGGCGATGCGTGAAAAGGGTGGGCGTTACGTGTTCCTCATTAAAGCAGCGACAAGTGAAACGTGGTGGCCGGAAGACGCTGACCACATCATGTTTATCCGCGGTCGTATTGGTTTCGATCTCCCAGTGTGGTTTGTTCCTGCGGACAATAAGCAGAAACCCACTGGTGCTTTCTTTGCTGGCGCCATTGCAATCTTCGATAAGTCATGGCGCGGCGAGCGTTTCAGCTACATCAGCCGTACCGAACTGGAGGAAAAAGGGAAGGCGTTTATGTCACTGGTCGAATTTGCTGCGGGAAAGGTTCAGCCACCAGCCACCACGGTTCCAGAGCAAGAAGAACCCATTGTAGCGCCAGCAGTATTACCTGATGTGGATTCGCGTATCTGGCCGCTTGAGGTTGGTCTGGTGTTCAACCAAGTTGAGGGGGCGGATTCTCTGGACGCATTACAGCAGAACAAGCTGAAAGCCAACATTAATCAACTCTGGCTGGAACGAACGGCCACCAGCGAAATCATTACTGCAGCTTCTGAACTTGTTCGCAATATGCGGGGAGAGGCCGTGTGAAACTGATCCTGCCTTTTCCTCCGAGCGTGAACACTTACTGGCGCGCCCCTAACAAGGGGCCGCTGGCCGGTCGTCACCTCATTAGCGCTGTTGGTCGTAAATACCAGAGCGCTGCCTGCGTGGCGATCATTGAGCAATTACGACGTCTCCCGAAGCCATCGACTGAACTAGCAGCGGTAGAAATCATCCTGTATCCGCCAGATAAGCGGATCAGGGATTTGGACAATTATAACAAAGCGCTGTTCGACGCACTGACTCACGCAGGAGTCTGGGAGGACGACAGCCAGGTAAAGAGAATGCTGGTGGAGTGGGGACCAGTTTTCCCGAAGGGGAAGGTAGAAATCACGATCACGAAATTTGAAACAGGGGCGGGTGCAGCCGCCTGAAAATGGAGAAAGAAGCATGAATAATTTAATGGTCATTGATGGTATCGAAGTTCGCCGCGACGTTCATGGGCGCTATTGTCTTAACGATTTGCACCGTGCTGCTGGTGGAGAGCAGAAATATCGTCCGAAATACTGGCTTGATAATAAGCAAACCCGTGAGCTGATTGAGCAACTTTTCACCGAGGGCGGAATTCCACCCTCGGAACAAAATCAATCCGTTAGCTTTTTTCAGGGCGGTAGTGATACCCAAAATTTGGGTATCGCTCCAGTAAATACTGTTCGCGGTGGTGCTGAACAAGGTACATACGTATGCAAAGAACTGGTGTTTGCTTATGTAATGTGGATCAGCCCGTCTTTCCATCTTAAGGTGATCCGCACGTTCGATCGGATTACCAGTGCGCCACAAACATCTTCTGGTATGGCTGCCGATAAGATGCAGGCGGGGGTGATTCTGCTGGGTTTTATGCGCAAAGAGTTAAACCTGTCCAATTCATCGGTACTGGGCGCGTGTCAGAAACTCCAGGAGGCAGTGGGACTACCTAACCTGGCGCCACAATATGCCATTGATGCTCCGGCTGGCGCGCTGGATGGTTCAAGCCGCCCGACGCTGGCACTGAGCGCGCTGTTAAAACAGCATGGTATCCGGATGACGGCTAATCAGGCGTATCAGCAGTTAGCAAAGCTGGGTGTTGTTGAACATCGTGAGCGTTNAACAAAGCGCTGTTCGACGCACTGACTCACGCAGGAGTCTGGGAGGACGACAGCCAGGTAAAGAGAATGCTGGTGGAGTGGGGACCAGTTTTCCCGAAGGGGAAGGTAGAAATCACGATCACGAAATTTGAAACAGGGGCGGGTGCAGCCGCCTGAAAATGGAGAAAGAAGCATGAATAATTTAATGGTCATTGATGGTATCGAAGTTCGCCGCGACGTTCATGGGCGCTATTGTCTTAACGATTTGCACCGGGCTGCGGGTGGAGAGCAGAAATACCGTCCCAAGTACTGGCTTGATAATAAGCAAACCCGTGAACTGATTGAGCAACTTTTCACCGAGGGCGGAATTCCATCCTCGGAACAAAATCAATCAGTTAGCTTTTTTCAGGGCGGTAGAGATACCCAAAATTTGGGTATCGCTCCAGTAAATACTGTTCGCGGTGGTGCTGAACAAGGTACATACGTATGCAAAGAACTGGTGTTTGCTTATGCAATGTGGATCAGCCCGTCTTTCCATCTCAAGGTGATCCGCACGTTCGATCGGATTACCAGTGCGCCACAAACATCTTCTGGTATGGCTGCCGATAAGATGCAGGCGGGGGTGATTCTGCTGGGTTTTATGCGCAAAGAGTTAAACCTGTCCAATTCATCGGTACTGGGCGCGTGTCAGAAACTCCAGGAGGCAGTGGGACTACCTAACCTGGCGCCACAATATGCCATTGATGCTCCGGCGGGCGCGCTGGATGGTTCAAGCCGCCCGACGCTGGCACTGAGCGCGCTGTTAAAACAGCATGGTATCCGGATGACGGCTAATCAGGCGTATCAGCAGTTAGCAAAGCTGGGTGTTGTTGAACATCGTGAGCGTTA